TAGAATCCATAATTGTTTCTTCAATAGGAACTAAGCCGCTATTAATGTACACTTTATTAAACTCACCTCCCAAAGGTTCGTAATTCATAGCAATTCGCTTTTCATCAAGAGTTAGCCAGTACGATTGCGTTAATTGTGATACTAATTTCTCAATATCCTTCTGCAATTCCGGTAATGCTGAAACATCAAAATCAATATATTCATTGCCTTGCCCTACGTTAGGAATAAGCCATTTGTTAAGTTCATCCCTCAATTGCCCAAGCATAGGAACTATAGTATTGGTTACTAAATCACGCAAAGCATTTTGATAATTGTTATCGCTCATGTTATCGGCAGAGAATAACACTACTGGCATCCCAAACACTCTACACCATTGTTCAAGGCTAAACTTCATTGTATCAATGATTTGCATTTCGCTGTTACTTAATCCGAAGTTTAAGTATTCCCAGGGAGTTTGTAACATCGCAACCGTACCGCCTTTAGCGTTGTTGTTGATTCTGTTTCCAATTGCTTGTTGCATTTGGCTTGCTTGCAATTCCGTAACCATTGGAATTTGATTTCCCACAACTTTTGGAACTAACGCACCTTTAGCCCCACCGTTTGCCATTTGTGATGCTGCGGATTTTTGAGCCTCAACTCCCATAAGGTAGTTATTCCAAGCCGCCCGAATTGGGGAAAGTCCTCTCATGTGTTCGCGAGTGCTTACATTAAAATTAGGATTCCAACTTTTCCATTGCATTACATCTGCTTTAGCAAGGTTAATCGTTGCTCCCATATTATCCAACTGATAACCCAATATGCCATAAAGATCGGCAGGATCCGGGATGATATCGGTATATTGTGAGGGTAATATTAAAAGTTCTACAAACTTGCCATTTGGAATGTTTCCACGATTACCCCATAAAAATGTTTCGCCACTTAGAAAACGATAACCAAATAAGTTTTCAAAAAATGCGTCCTGCGATTGATAACTATTGGGATTGTTTAACAAATTACTTAACGGCGTATTCTCTTGAATCATAGAATCATCATAAGCATTTTTACGGTGAATTAATGCCGTTTCAATATTTGAAATGCCACCTTTAGTAAGTTGTTTATATTTTAACAAACTTGATTTAGCCTTTTGCCCATTATTCAAAGTGTAAACATACCAGGGTATTGATGCACATTTGCGAGCAAGGAAAGAAACAATGGCGTAAACGTCCGCATTTTCAGAATATGCATTTGTATATTTTTGAGCATCATAAGATTGTAGAATCGCCCCTGTATTAATTGGGATTACGCCATTACTGGCTAAACTCAATCCTTTTTTCTTAAAAAATCTATCTATAAAACTCCCCATGTTAATTTCGTTTGTTTAGATTTTGAATAAACGGCGTAACGTAACGCATCTAATATGTGGTCATTCAGTTTTACCGGCTGTTTATCTATTACTTTGCCGTTTCCGTCTGATTTCCACCTATATTTCTTTATTTCGTTAAGCAAATTTAGACTATTATTTTTGATGTAGAGAGGCATTGATTTAACCTTCATAATTCCTGCGTAAACATCCTTATCTGCTGATTTAATATTGAATCCGCTTTGATATATTTCTTGAATTGTTTTTGGTTCGGCGGCATCTGCAAATATTTCATCATAATAGTTAATTCCTAATGTTGGCAAGATGCTGAGTAAATCGCCAGTAGTTAAGTTCTGTTGATAGAGTATTTCCTCAGCATAAATGCAATTCTCATGTAGTGTAACTTTTACGAGTGCCGTTGGTACTCTAAATCCAAAGTCTAATCCGAAACAAACTTCGCCATCCGGGATAACATCAACTATTTTCCAATGGCTGTAAATTTGTTCCTCACTTACGCCACGTAAACCAAGCCCGAAAACTTGCCATAACATCTGGTCTGCATCTTTGTAACTTTCAATTACATTTTTTTGAATGTCGCTAAGAAATGGATTGTCCTTGTATGTAGAATGAATTTTAACTGCATTGTCTCCATCTGCAATTTGGTAGCAATATGAATCAAAGTCTGAAGGATTCAAATCTATAATTACTTTTTCAGTAGTTCTAATGTCTAACTGGTCAAACAACTGCTTACTAATTAAATTTGCTTCATTGATAAATAAAATGTTTCTACCTGCCCCTCTTGCCTTATCCGCATCTTCTAACCCAAAAAATTCAATGTATGATCCGTTCGGAAAATGATAAATGTTGTCTGTCTTATTATGCCACTCTTCTCTGTACCAACCAAACGCCCTAATGATATTATCAAAATCTCTCAATGCTCCACGCTTTAAATGCGGCAAAGAATGGCTTACTACTGTTATTGTCTTTCGTGAATTTATGCAAACCGTTATCAAAAGTTGCATTATAGAGAAACTTTTACCCGAACGTGAGCCGCCTTCGTTGACTATATAACGCTTATCACTGCTTAACGCTTCATGATTTAATTTAAATAATTTACCCGATTGAATTTTTACCATTGATGCAAAAATAAAAAAACCTACTGAGTATGTAGGTTTTAGTTGTTAGTATGGGATTTTAACCCATATCCTGCAACATAGTTGCAATGTTCACTTCATGTGGTATTTATTCCCACTTTACACCAACTAACAAAAAAGACGTCCGCAAGTGTGCATTGTGAAGAGGCATCGGACGTTACTAATTTTAATTTACAATTTCGATTGTTACTTGTGGCAAGTTAATACTAACATCTTGTTCAACCCTTTCAACATAACCGCGTTTTTTTCCTTTTGTCTTAAGGTAGAAGATTGTTGATGTTACTTCACCTTCTTTTATCTGCTTATGTAGTTGTGATTCCGCAAAGTCTAAGGTGATATCTTGTATAGAATCAACGGCGGCTTTGTAGTCCTCATCGTCCTTCAACCATAAGTAGTGTGTTGTTCTATCAATCCCAACAGACTTTGCTGCTGCCGTTACAATCCCAAGCGATTGCTCTAACGCCAGTAGCATAGCCTTTTTAAGTTGTGGAGTTTGTTGATTCATAGATTAGCAATTTTTCATAGATTTTCCTTTGCAAAGGTATTAAATTTTATTTTTAAAGCTGTTATACCGTACTTTAAAATTAAATCATTACCAACTTGCAACGTAACCAAAGTATAATCTTTTACATTTTCAATTGCTTTCAATCTTGAGTAAATATCATCTAATGTACTAACTATTACCTTATCATTGATTGAGATGAAGTCAACAATTTTCCTATAATTATAACTCACGTTAGTATGGTGTTGATTTAATAGTTTTGCAATCTGTGAGCAGCCAAAGTTAAACTCCTTTTTCAAAATGTATGCAAAAAGTTTACGTGCCATTACAATATTCTGGAATCTGTGTATTCCATCAAACTGATCAACCCTCACTTTACAACAAGTACAGACAATGGTTTTAATTTCGTTAATTAATATTTCATTCATTTTAAATATTTTAAAATATGTGTTATTACTTCAACTGTCCATCCATTCCCTAACATCTTGTAACGCTGAGAGTCTGAAACGTGATTTGTATAATTATCTTTTACCGTTTGCAACCTTTCACATTCAATCGGAGTTAAGCGCCTAATAGTTTTATTTATTTTTGCTAATGCCTCAGTAGAAGTACATAATGTTGGTGATTTATGATTATTACGCCATCTGTAACCATCATCAGAACGATAATCACCACCAAAAATTTCAATTGCATTGCTGTTACCTGTATCTAAACAATAACTTTTACCATCATTTTTATGCAATGGGCCGTTTCCACCATTACCATTTTTTGAACTTCGTGGCATAGTATTATGAATAGTAATATTTATTTTTCTTTCAGCAAGCAAACAATCACTTTTTTCAAATTCATTAAGCAATTTTTTATCCTGCTTAAATTTAGCAACCTTAATATATTTAAGCATTTTATCAGATAAAAAATATTTTTCATCAACAATAGGTTCTAAAATGTGATGCAGTAATATTTTTTTATCCTTTGGCTGATTGATAATAGATTCAGGATAATTGAATAATCCTTTAGGTTGCATACCTATGTTTGTCCAATACAATCGACGTCTATTCTGGGCGCTTACTAATGATGAGTTAATTTCTATTGGTTGCACATTTAGCGCCTTAGTAATTATTTTTTCCCATTTTTCAATCATTATCACATTTTCAAGCAAAAAATATTTTGGCTTTACTTCATTTAACAATCTTACATATTCCAAGAATAAATATGATTGCCCATCAAATTCAAAACCATCATTTTTAAGTTGCAAATAATGGTCAAGTGTATGTATTTCAATTTCATCCTTTGTTGCCATTCCTTTTCGTTTACCGGCAAATGAGAAACTTTGACAAGGTGAGCCACCAATTAGCAAATCAATCTTTGGCAAGTCGCAACCGTTAACATTTACAACGCTACCTAATTGGATTGTATTTGGATAATTAGCCATCGTAACCTTAATTGCAAACTTATCAATCTCTGATGCAAAGTATTGATTTACTTTAATTCCGGCACGTTCTAAAGCTTGTTGCCCACAGGAAATTCCGTCAAATAACGATAGTACATTCATTAATCATATTTTTAATTAATTCCCTTATTTTTTTTGCCAATTTAATATTGTCCATTTTACACAAAGTCTTAAAATCGTAATATTCATCAATTGATAATTTTACACTTATTAAAGGCAATTTGTATTTATAATTTTTTACAATAGGTTTAAACTCAGATTCTAATAGATTACGAATTGCAAGTTTTAAAACCTTTGTCCGATGCATATTATGAGCCAGTACAAATTGATTTAATTCTAATTCGTCTTCCGGCTTAAACCATGCTGCTATTTTCGGCTGCTTTTCTCTCATCAATGTATTTTTTTACAGCCACTCTTAAGGCTTTAGAAATGTTTATATTTTTTTCTTTGCAGAATTGTTTTAAGTTATCAAACATTGATTTTGTCAAATAAACTTGTACTAATTTGTAAGATTCTTTTTGATTCATTTGTTAAAAGTTTCGTCATAATAGTTTTCTGCGTAGCTGCATTCTGCAACGTCTTTAACATCTGGACAACATTCTCTAAAAATTGCATGTTCTAATCCTTCTCTATAACCTTGATTATAGGCATCTTTAATTTGTTGTTTAAATAATGCTTGTAAATTCCATAAAAAATTTATACCATGTTCTACTGCTGTATTATTATTCATTTTTAATTGTTTAAAATTTCGATTGCTTCCTGTGCCGTCCTTACAATATGTATTTCACCATTCCAGCTTTCGTGGAATTTAATTTGATCTGGCGTTAACTTGCCTTTAGGCTTTTTTACTTCCATTAAGTAAAGTTTGTTTTTAAAACTTACAAGCAAATCGGGAATCCCTTTGGATGAAAGGTGAGCAACACTGGCACCAATCGCCCGGAGTGCGTTTACTATTTCCATCTCGTTTTCATCTCGCTTTGCTCCGTAATGTCTCATACTATTTCTTTATTAAAATTTCCATTCTCATAAAATTCTTTAACAAATGCCATAAGCTGAAAGGCATCATCCTCGTTAATCAAAATCTGATTTTTGCCAACCTCAAACTTTAGAAATGTCTCGTTGTTTTGCTCAAATTCTGATACAATCAACTTCTTAAATTCATCGTCAATGATTATAAGTTTTGTCATAGGTTGAAATAATTTTGAAGGAAGGAAATAATTTGTTTTGCATGAAATTTTTCTAAAACAATTGACGTATTATTTGTATCATCTTTAAGTCTTAAAAATAATTGATCAGTACAACATCCTTTATCTGATATTGATAACTCATCATCATAACCGTCCATTTCTTGTTTAATTATTAACTCTTGCATTATATTTAATTTTTATTGTTTATAATTCGCTCTGTAAGCCATAAAATATAATCCTTTTGCTGCCTTAATTTTTTCATCTCGATCAGTGTTCAAAACTTGAACTTCTGCCCAATATTCCGTTTTTAATTCTACCGAAATCGATTCAATTGCTTTCAATTTACCATTACCAACCAAAACAGTATAACCCCAATGTAACAGAGTGCGAATGTGCTTGTATTGCAACATAAATACGATTGAGAAACGCTGCTCTATAATGCCTTGTAGAATTTCATCTGCAACGGAGTTTAAAACTGTTTCGGTTAATGGTAGGTTATTCATAGTTTAAAATACTTTTGTCTTTCCTGCTTTGTTTAAACGATCAAAATAATAATAAACAATCAAACTCATTTCTTTTAATTGCTTACGCTCCCAGTGTTCGCAATCTTTAATTAATTTGTTTTCAATTGTCCTAAAGTTCCACAAATTCTCCAAAACTCCACAATTGTGCAAATAAAACCACCATTCAGCTGGAATAAAAGCGGCATTGTTAATTATTTGGTTTCTAAAATCCTCAAAACCTTGATTAATATCCGCCTCAACTTCAATAGGATTTTTTAGAATTCTATCAAATGCCCAAACTTCAACTGGTGCGGATTCCTTTTGCTCAATTTCCCGATGCTGCTTTATTGCCCATTGCTTATAAGCAGCTAACATTTTGTTAAAGTACATCAAACTAAAATTTTGATAATGTTCATACTCAAAATTTAATTCGTTTCTTACTGTTAATGTAAACGCTAACTCAACCTCTCCAATTGTAAGCCTGTTGTGGTATGTTACTAACTCCTTTACATACATTGCCCATTCCTCAACAGACGGAGCGGATTTGATGCCAAGTTTAAAAAGTCCTGCCTGCATCTTTTCAACGATTAAAGCTGGCTTTGCTTGTCCGCAAGGAATTGAATTTTTAGCTGCCTTGTAAATCGTCAAGTTCTCCGATTGCACGGAGGTAGTCAATTCCCGATTTGTTGTACTGTTCGACTCTGGTTGAACCTGTGGTAAGTGGTCTTTGATTTGCATTTGATTTGTTTTTATTGTTTAAAAATTCTTGTTCTTTTAATATCCAAGTTTGAACTGCTGCCGTTAAATTTACAATTGGATTGCCTGCCTTAACCCAGCCTATTGATTCGTAATAGTTATAAAATGCTTCTGCATACTCCGGCTTTCCATTGCGAGTGAAAATTTCTAAACACTCAACCAAAGTGCGAGTGTTCCATCTCTCTTCTTTAATATCCTTTAATATACTTTCCTTTACTTTACTTTCCTTTATAGCATCGTTTTTTGATGCGTTCGCATCTTCTGTAGCATTGTTTTTTTGTGCGTTCGCATCGTTTTTGAATGCGTTCGCATTAGTTGTAGCATTTTTCCATCTTTTTTCGGCTGATTGTTTTGCCTTTT